AGTGTGTTTAATCTCACCACTTCTCCCCTTCTGTTTTTTCCATTAGGTCAATCATCTTGTCTAAGTACCAACGGGCTTTCTTAGCATCCTGTAACGGCTTGCCCTTGACCCATAAGCGGGTGCTTAAATACTTGATGATGTTACCGTGGCAGTAATGAATACTGTCCCATTCGCCTAGCACATCTACAATGTAATCAATGGTTTCTATCTCACCTTCATTATAGTGAGCAGGATTGTTTACCATTTCATCATCTCTTTCCTTAATACGCTCGCGGCTTAACTTAGCCACCTCGTTCCATTCCTCTGGTGTTACGTCATTTAGTCCAGCCACAGTTTTACCTCGCCTGTCTCGTTATTGTATTCGCCATCCCGTAGGATTCTGGCTAACCTCGCGTTTTCCAAAGCATCTTCTTCACTAAGGCCTGCCTTCTCAAATGCAGCCACCACAGTTTCCCATGTTGAATTTTCCGCTAAAATTTTTTCCGCAGTTTTGAGTCCGACCTTAGGACAACCTTTATAGTTATCCGTAGAATCCCCCATCAATGTCTGCATGTAGAACCAGTGGTCAGCATCTTCTTGGTTGATGACTTTCTCTTCACCATCCATCCAGTGCCGACCAGGAATGGTCATTAAATCTTTATCGATTGACCAAGACATGTACTTGTCTGACCTAGATATTAATACACCTAGTACATCATCTGCTTCTACACCTTCCCATATCAATCCCTTCTGTTTGTCCATGATGTAGTCACGGGCAAAAGGTAATAGCATGGGCTTACGTGTGTCTTTCCTGTTAGCTTTATAATAACTGGCTACAGTCTTTCTGTAGTTGTTGGTTGAACTAAGAGCTGTGATGTACTCATCAGCCCCTGTTTCTTCCATCAACCTTTCTATCTCACCATCTACGCCCTCTATGATTTCATGTTCATAAGAGTGCAGTGTCCATAGTCCGTTGCCCCAGTTGATTGGTTGCTCACTTCTTACGGCTACTTTGTATGCAATGATGTCTCCATCAATCACTAATGTTGTCATCAGTATCCCCTAATTCTTTGTAGATTTTTAAGGTATCTGTGCGAAACAATTTGCTGAGATTAACTAGGTACATTTTAGCTGCCCAGTTATCTCCACCTTTAACGACCTTATGGTCATCAAGCTCTTCAACAATCTTTCTCAATATATCAGTTTTGAAGACAAGCGTACAATATACATCATCTTCAATAGCTAGGTTATGAAACCAGTAATCTGCTTCAGTGGACGCTATACCTGAAGGCTTACCATAGCTTTCAAATTCTATTGCTATGTTGCCTGTCTTAGTCCACATACCCCGCTCTGTTTTGACTTCAATCTTCTTACCTTCGAGCATGTCAAGGATGCGTTGTTCGTGCATCTGCCCATATTGTAGGTCAATATCGAACTTCTTATTGTTGTTGAAAACCTTAGTGTGTGTCTGCCCAGTTCCTTCCGTATTTGTATTCTGCGTCGAGCTTGCATCGAAACTTGTAGTATTGTTCAGTTTCTTGCATTGCTCGCACGACGAGCATTCCGATTTCATCTTCTAATGATTTCCTTACTTTAATTTGTACTTCATCGTGAATAAAAGCCACTATCGCAACATCTTCTTCAGTGTAGTTATTTGCCTGTAATGCTTTGACAATCTCTACGTACCAGCGCTTACATATAATAGCGCCTGCACTTTGAAGTAATGTATTGAGTGCAGCGTGAGGATAGCGAACAGGTATGACCCTGCCATCTAAACCCTTTATCCACCCCTTGTCTTCTACTGCTGTATTAACAGCTTCTCTTAGCTTGGCTAAAGCTGGTGTCTTGGCTAGAAACTTTTTCTTAATAGCCTTACCTTCTTTAGCACCCTTACCAATAATGCTTCCCGTCTTGGCATCACCTGCTCCATATAAGAAACCATATATGAATGTTTTTGCTTGTGACCTTTCAGGAAGACCCGCTGCTTTTTGGTTAGCTGTGTGTATGTCACCTTCAAGTATCTCAAGGCCATACTTGCCACCGTCATGCCGTGACATGTAATGAGCAAGACAGCGTAGTTCTAAACCAGAAGCATCTGCACCAAGTAGTGAGTAACCTTCAGGCACTGTAAACAATGCTCGACATTCTTCACCAAATGGTGCGCCTACTGATGGAACTTGAGCCATGTTCGGGTTGCTGTGTGTACATCGTGATGTAACCGCACCCATAGGGTTTACCCTGCCATGTAGCTTACCGTTCTTCTCAGCTTTCAACCAAGCTTGCTTACCATTACCTATCTGACCTAAGCGTTTGTTAAGTGTCAGATACTCTACTAATAGAGCAGCTTCAGGCATCTCAATCTTTGATAGGATTGTTTCATCTACCTTGGGCTGACCATTATCTGTAAAGGCTTCTGGAACCCAACCGCGTTTCATTAACCTATCGGCTATCTGCTGGCGGCTTGCAGGGTTAAAGGGTAATACCTTAGTCTTGGTCTTCATCTCTACAATGGTTGGCTCAAATGTAGATACAAGCTCATTTTCTATGTCGGTCTTACGTTGTGTAAGTCTGCCATATAACTCACGAGCTGTGTCTACATCAAAGTCAAAACCACGTTTTTCCTGTAGAAACATTAACTTAGCCATGTCATGCTCTAAGCCTAACGCATCTGCTGAGAACTGTTTGCTCTCAATACGTTTTAATAAAGCTGCTGTGACTGCTGTATCTTGAATACAATAGTCTAGCATTTCTTGCGTGAATACATCCCAGACATCAGGTGACCCATCATTAAAGTCACCTTTAAGAACACCTGACCGAATACCCCAAGCTTTCAAAGAGTGTGAACCTCTTAGCTTTGAAGGCATTGGCGGTCTGTCTAACTCACCCAGGTTAGGCCAGATAGTTCGACTGCATACTAAGGTGTCGAGGATGTCACCTTCATATGTCCATCCCCATAGCTTTTGTAGGGCTGGGAAATCATAACCTATGATGTTGTGACCTATTAACTGGTCAGCTTCCTCTAATGCTTTAATACACGCACTCTTATCATCTCTAAATGTAAGCACTTCATCAGTATCTACATTACGTAAGACTACGCAGTGAACCTTTGTTACTTCATCTAGTAACCCATCTGTTTCTATATCAAAAATGTATCTCATCACCCTGTCTCCGCAGTAGTTATTGTTCGTTTGCTTGAGCTTCGTGTTCTTCTTCAAAGATTATACGGAACTCTTCTAAGTCGGGCTTTTGGCCCATATCGAAGCCGTCTTCTGTTAAGTCATTAAGAGACTTTATAAAGATGTCGTAGGCTTCCTTAAGTTGTGCTTCGGTGTAGAGAACCACTAGAAATCCTCCTCATACACTTCCTCGGTAAACACTGATTCAATCATTCTGCCGGTTTCCTTATTGTATTCTAAGTCACAGCAAATACCTGTCTCACCTGTCCAACGGTTCTTTAAAACCCTGACAGTTGTGGTGTTAGCTCTCGCCGTATCTTGTTGGTTTCTCTCCAGTCCAATAACCATGTCACTTAATTGTGCTATGGCTGCTGAACCCCTCAATTGTGAAAGGCTTGTTGATGCGCCTTCTTCGTGTCCTTTGTCCCCTGCTGGTCGTTTAAGGTGTGATACGAGTACCATGCCACACTGTACTTCCTCCGTCAATGTACGAAGTTTAGTCATTGTATTATCAATGAGTCTCCGTTCATCCCCTTCGCCCATACCTGATACTACAATACTTAGATGGTCTAATATAATGTAGGTACATCCACAGCCTCTGACCAAGTATCTTATCTTAGCCAATAGGTTATCACTATCTGTGCTTCCCCAATGGTCATATAAGAACACTCTGCCTGAGCCTACAGTTGCATCATAGGCTTGCTTTAACTCTTCTTCAGGTACTTCATGCTGCCCAAGGTGCAATGGTTTGTTTAACTCAATAGCCATCAAGCCCAGCGCTGTACGCTTAACCGATTCTTCTAATGCAATGTATCCAACAGTCTGCCCTTCTTTCACTAAGTGATGTGCAAATTCACGGGTTAAATGTGATTTACCTATACCAGAGCCTGCTGTGACCGTTACAATCTCACCCCTACGCATACCAAGGGTTTTCTCGTTTAAGCCATTAAACGGATAGCTAACCGCCTCTACGTCATCTTCTTCAGTTATTACTTCCCAAAGGTCTGTTCCTGAAATGATACCGTCAGGTCTAAATGTCTTAGCCGACCACACTGCATCCACTAACATCTTGACCTTACCAGTGACTAACATATCACTAGCATCTTTCTCAGGTAGTGATGCTATCTTCGCCTTACCTGGTGTAAGCAATAAGGCACATTCTTCTGCTGCTTTCCTCCCTACGTCATCGTTATCGAACATGAATATGACGGACTCAAAGTTCTCAATCCAATCAATGTTATTTACTATGTCCCTCTTAGCACCTGCTGCACCTGACCTGATTGAAACTACTGGCCATTTGTTGTCGAAAGCCTGACTTACTGAAAGAGCATCTAGCTCCCCTTCCACTACTGTCAGCATTTTACCAGCGTCACGCCACAAGTGCCTGCCATATAGACCAGCCTTCTTAGCGTCCCCTGTAAATCTGAAGTCTTTACCTGCAAACCTAATCTTCTGAGCTATCAGGTTTTGATGGTCATCTTTATAGTTGGCTACTTGTACCTTCTCGCCATTATAGTCAGCTACTTCATACCCCCAGAGCTTACAGGTTGCCTCTGTTAGCTTTCGCTTAGGCAATGCCTGTGTTGCACCCCTTATAGGGTTAAACTCTGGTTGTTTTACTGGTTGTTGTTCCATCGTTGCATCCGCTGGTGTTGTTGTTTCGCAGGAAAAGCAGTAGTGATGACCATCAGAATACTCTGCATTAGCATCACTACTGCCACAGTGAGGACATGCACCTTTACGGATGTATGCACTCTCTTGTTCCATTAGCAGCCTGCGTCTTCTTGAAGATACTCAAGTTCATCTTCTACGTTCTTTACCCAAGACTCTAAGAAAGCCAGTAAATCTGCCAGCTCTTCATCCTTAGTGTTCTCGAATACTGTTTGTAGTAAATCATCTACGTTAAGTTCTAAGTTCATTAATCCACTCCTCAGGGATTTGTTCACCTTCTGCCCATAAGAAACCGTTACGGTCAGCCCATTCGCTACAAGTCATCTTTGACCCATCCTTACGCTTCTTCGCGCCTTGGATTGGAGAGTTTGCCCGTTGGAAAAGAAAGCGTATGTCAAGGTCACTGTGTTGTGCTTTGACTGCCTTCATTTTCCGCTGGGCATCTTGGCGAAAGTACCCTTTAGCTTCGACGTAGATGCCATTTACGAAGATGTCTGGTATGTACTTTCTCTCGACTGAGTATGGTATTACATGCGGCTCATACTCAAACGATACCTCTCTCTTTTCTAGGTCAGAGATAACCCTATGCTCAAAAGTCCCCTTCAGATTCATTAGTAGCAATACCGTCATCGAAAGGTGTACTAGCTATAGGTGCAGACTCTACAACGTAGCCATCTTCTTCATCAAACATGGTGGATACACTGTTGCCGTACTCTACCAGATTGATGACCTGAACGCCCTTCATTCTTAGTGAAACACCTACTTGCTTAGTGCTATTCATCACATAAGGGCGGGGTTCAAAGGCTACTTTAACATCTGAGCCATTACCTACAGCAATGTCAGGGTTTAAAGGCTGACGTTTAGCGTCTACTACGATAGGCTTTTGACTAAACGATGTACCATCTTGTCGATTGACTTTGGCTTTCAGCTTAATCTTAAATTCGATTAGGTCTGTTTGATTGCCCTCTTGGTCATAGTTATAGTCGTATCCCTTGCGTGTGGACAAAGCAGCCTTCTTCTTCGGGCTGTTTTTAATCTCTTCAGCATATGCTTTATCAACAATGTCATCAAGATATTCACACATTTCTTGTGCTTCTGTTTCAGGAACTAATACGCTAATACTGTACGTTCCATCAGGGTCAAATTTAGTATCAGGTTCTTGGACTTTTGCCCATAATGCTGAACCTTCAATTATATTTTTAACTGTCATGTTGTCTCCTAAGTGTAGTAAGTTTTAACCCTTTCGGGCTATTGGGGCAGGTTTTAATTTTATGCAAAAAAGTATTTAGATTTCAATACCTTAGACATATCTAGGTCACCAGCCTTTGGAGGCTCTGGTATGTCCATAGTATCTAGGTTTTGCTTCGCTAGTGTATAGAGTTGATTAAGTACATCATTCTCTTGATACATCTCTACGAAGGCTTCCCTGAGTAGCTCTGACATACGCTGCATGTTAGGGCTGTGTGTGCCATAACTGTCATGTACCATTGCAAAGTCCTGTATACCTGCATCGATACATTTATTGACTGTCATGGTCAGGGCTGACGCATCCAGTGAGTGTACAAAGTTTGGGGATGCCCCGCTCCGTGTCTTGCCCTTGCTCACTGTATCATCAATGTTTTTTCTCCAGTTCAACTTAATAATTGAACCGTCAATCAGTGTAGTTATCCTCCTCTTTTTAAAGTCATTGTAAACTTGTCTAACAAGTAAGTTTGTCGGTGTTACCCATTCTAACGGTTTGTTCTCTTGAGCGTACAAAACCCCTAGGTCTTTGACGTAATCCATCACCTGCCTAGCAGTGCCTATGACATCGCTTATGGCAGACCAAATGTGTGCTGTGAGATAAAGGCTTGCCCTGAAGTATTCATCACCAAAGGGATTAGCCGCACCCTTGGCTACCTGCTCTTCGATAGCTTCCTCAACGTAAGCCCTGCATGAGTGCTGCGTACCACTATAAGGTACAATCATCACTGCTCGTTTAGTCAGCTTGCGGGTAATGCCAAACTCTAAGCATTTCTTAGCCATCTCATTACCTGCATCAGCATCCTTCTGAACACGTATGGTGGTGGCTTCAGCTACATCTCTATAGATGTCAGCAGGTAGGTCACTGTCAGTTAGGTTCACTGACTTACCGCCTTCTTCATCTCTCATAATAGAGAGTAGATGTTGCAGACCATTACATGAACCGTCAGCAGCACAGGGTAGATGTGTTACAAAGTCTTCACCTTCCTGAATGTAACCGTACCATTCGTAAACCCATGCCAGGAATTGGAACGGCTTGTCTGCCTCTGTCCACCAAAGGTAATTGTATGGGTCTTCTACTGTCTTGATGACATCTTCTTTGTGTAGGTATGCCCAAAGC